CTATGATGCTATGCTAGATGTGCCTACTAATACAAGTGCGACTGTGGCTAATTATTGTGTGTTAAATCCATTTCTAAAATATTCTGGTTTATCAGCACCTACAAATGGTAACTTAACTATTGCTGGTAATAGTGCTAATTGGAGGTCTATACTTTCATCTTTTGCAGTATCTAGCGGTAAATGGTATTGTGAAATTAATATGACAAGCGTATCTTCAGATGCTTTAGTTGGCATATTTAATATTAATACTGCTGCTGACTTAAATGAGTTGACTACTGTAGATAATAGACAGATAGCAAAATTTTCTGGTGGCTATGGTTATCAAAACAATGGTAATAAAATGAATAATAATACTGGAACATCTTATGGTTCAACATGGACTACTGCAGATGTAATAGGTATTGCTTTAGATATGGATGCTGGCACTATTACGTTTTATAAAAACAATACAAGTCAAGGAACTGCATATAGTAGTTTAAGTGGTTTATTTGCTATTGGTATATCTACTGCTAACGGAACATTTGACCCTAACTTTGGACAACGACCATTCACCTACACACCACCTTCAGGATTTGTAGCACTAAACACATATAACCTACCTACCCCTACTATATTACAGGGTAATAAGTATATGGATGCAACGCTGTGGACTGGAGATCAAACAACAAGAACAATTACAAACAGCGGATCAATGCAACCTGATTTTGTTTGGACTAAATCTAGAAGTGATGTGGAAAGCCATCGTCTGCACGATTCAGTTCGAGGTGGCAATGGAACCGTTTTGTATGAACTTAACTCAAACGAAACAACGGCTGAAGGAACAGACACACTTGTAAGCGGTTTTGTTTCTAATGGTTTTACCATTGCATCAGGAGGTAATAGCCCAAACGTTACAGGTCGCACATACGTTGGTTGGCAATGGCAAGCAGGTCAAGGATCAACATCATCTAACACTTCAGGCTCTATTACATCTACTGTATCTGTAAATACAACTGCTGGGTTTAGTGTGGTGACTTATACAGGAAATGGCACAACAGGTGCTACCATAGGTCATGGTTTAGGTGTTGCACCTAGTATGATAATATTTAAAGATAGAGATAGCGTAACAAATTGGCCTGTTTATCACAAGTCTTTAGGTAATGCTACAGCAGTTAATATTAATCAAACAAATGCTTCTTTTGCTTCAACATCATTTAATAGCACAACACCTACATCAACATTAATTACTCTTGGTGGAAATGGTTTAGATGTTAATAATACAAGTAAAAAAATGTTGGCTTATTGCTGGTCAGAAATAGCAGGGTTTAGTAAGTTTGGTTCTTACACAGGTAATGGCTCTACAGATGGTCCATTTGTATATACAGGATTTAGACCTAAATATGTAGTTGTTAAAAATTTAAATGACCCAAATGATTGGTTTGTAATAGACTCTGTTAGAAACGCATACAATATAGGAGACGCTTTGTTAAGACCAAATGACAGCGTTGCAGAAGTTGCTGGTGGAAGTAGCAATGGATTTGATTTATTAAGTAATGGTTTTAAAGTAAGGTCAAGTTACAATTGGGGAAATAGAAGTGGAGATACAATTGTATACATGGCATTTGCAGAAAACCCATTTAAAAACAGTAACGCAAGATAACAGGAGAAACACATGGCACATTTTGCACAACTTAACGCAGAAAACCTAGTAACACAAGTAATTGTAGTTGCTAACCAAGACACAGCCGATCAAGACGGTGTAGAGAACGAAGCTATAGGCATTGAGTTCTGCACTAACTTACTTGGTGGTACTTGGAAACAAACATCATACAACGGTAATATCCGTAAGAACTACGCTGGGGTTGGTTATAAATACGACAAAGACCTCGATGCTTTTATTCCACCACAACCATTTGCAAGCTGGACATTAAACAATGAAACAGCACAATGGGAAGCACCTGTAGATATGCCTACAGATGACAAAAGATATACTTGGAATGAAGAAACTAAATCTTGGGATGAAGTTCCAATAGAATAATGAAAAAACTAGTAGCCTTACTATTATTAGCAAGCTACGCTTATGCAGGTGATACCAACTTAATGGTAATGCAATACAATGAGAAAGTTCGTATTGTACTATCTAAAGAAAAGTGTCCTGTTGGTGAAGGTTTTGTAGCCGTAGCCCAACGTATTGATAAAGAGTATATGACAGCTTGTTGGACTCCTAAAGGTAATCTTATCCATATACAATGGGAAGGTGGAGACTTTAGTGACTTTGATGTAACAAGATTCTATCCTGTGGAGATTAAATAATGGATCCAATAACAATGTTAACAGCCTTTGCTCCAATGGTTATGGACTTAGGCAAGTCTCTTATTAGTAAGTTTATTGCACCTGATGTATTTAAACCAGCGACTATAGAACAGTATACTCAAATGAAGACTCTTGACTTAGAGTTCTTTAAGACAATGAACGACGTAGGAGCGGGTAATACAAGTTACCCTTGGGTAGAAGCCATCGTTAGATTAATGAGGCCTCTAATAGGCCTTCTTGTGCTTTCTACATGGGTATATACAGTCATTAGTGGACACCCTAGTGAAGAGGTTAATAACTTTGCTTCAGCGGTAGGATTCTACCTCTTTGGTGAACGTAGCCTATTCTACATTAAAAAGAAATGAAACTAAGCGAACACTTTACATTAGAAGAACTAACCCACTCAGAGATTGCTGAACGTCAGGGTTTAGATAATACTCCTAATAACGAAGCTAAAGCTAACCTAGTTAGATTATCACGGATGTTAGAAGACGTTCGAAGAACTTTAGGTAGACCAGTTATGGTTAACTCTGCTTATAGATCACCACAGGTGAATACTGCAGTAGGAAGTAAACCTACAAGCCAGCACTGTAATGGTTGTGCTGCTGATATTAAAGTACCAGGACTAACACCTGATAACATTGTTAAAGAGTTACTTAAAACAAACCTTGAGTTTGATCAATTAATTCGAGAGTTTGATTCATGGGTACATATATCCATACCTAACAAGTTTGCAGACAAACCTCGCAAACAAGTATTAATTATAGACAAAGCTGGCACTAGACCATATTGATTTTATGAAACTTATAACAGTTGAAACGTGTAAAGCAGTTTACAGAATGTTAAGTGAATTGCCACCTTTCAATAAGTATGAGTTACCCAGACCTTCCGAGATAGAGTTTCTAGTTGTAGATGATCCTGATATGTACGGATCGTATTCACCTGAACCACACTGCATTACAATGAGTACCTGTAAGATGAGTTATCTACAAACTCTAGAGAAAACAATGGCACATGAAATGGTGCATCTTATTTTATACCTTGAAGGTAAAAGATATGAACTTCATAACAAAAACTTCTATAAACTAACATATCAAATAGCCGAGATTTACGGCTGGGAACCTAAGGACCTATAATGGAACATTTAACAGATGCTACTAAACACCTAATAGATACAGCATCAATCGCTACAGCAGTTGGAACTATAATGCAATTACTACCTGCTATTGCAGCTTTGTTTACGATAGTATGGACTAGCATCCGTATCTATGAAACAAAGACAGTACAAAAACTATTAGGTAAACATAAAGGATAAGTATGGCTACTTCTGGTACAACAACATTTAGCGTAACCCGTAATGACATTATTCAGTCATCTTTACGTTTATTAGGTGTGCTTGAAGAAGGGGCTCAACCGACAGCACCTGCTATTGAAAGTGCAAGTTTAGTTCTTAATATGATGCTTAAAGACTGGATGACAGATGGTATTAAGTTATGGACAGTTACTGAATTAACTATTCCTTTAAAGTCTAATCAAACAACTTATACTATTGGACCTTCTAGTACTTATGATTTAAATACTAATAAACCTTTAAGACTTATTCAATCTTTCTTAAGAAATGTATCTAATACTACTAATCAAGTTGCAGAAATATCTTTACTGTCTGGTGGAACAGGTTATACAGTACAAGCTACAAACCCTGTAAGCTGTACTGGTGGATCTGGTACTGGTGCTACATTTAATTTAACTTATACTGGTGGTGTTGTTACTAAAGCTCTTCTTGCTAATGACGGGGGTAATGACTATGCAGTAGGTGATGTTTTAACAATGTCTGGTGGTACATTTACAACAGCTGCTACAATAACTGTTGACTCCCTTTTAAATACGTATATTGATTTACCTATGTCTATTCTTTCACAACAAGAATATAACATCTTAGGTTCTAAATTTAATACAGGTACAGTAAATTGTGTGTATTATTGGCCTTACCCAACATATGGAGAACTTAAAGTATTCTTAACTCCTAATGCAAGTACATCAACTACCTATGAGTTACATGTTACTGTTCAACGTCCTATTGAGGATATTACTACAGCTAATCAAACATTTGACTTTCCATCAGAATGGTTTCAATCATTACGTTGGGGTTTAGCTTCAGAGATTGCAGTTGACTATGGTCTACCATTAGAAAAATTAAGTGGTGTTATTCAAAGAGCAGAAACATATAAACAAAGATTAATGGCTTGGGATACAGAGTATGCTTCTACATTCTTCCAACCAGATATTAGAGCACAAGTACAAAGGTTTAGATAATGCAAACTTTACGTTTACCTATGAGTTATGGGGTAGAGTTTCGTAATGATACCACAGCCAAAGGTTCTAAAATGGTTAACTGTTATCCAGATGACTATAATGGAACCATGTATGCTAAGAAAAGACCAGGATATACTTCTTCTGCAGTAAGTTTTACAGCAGGAACCGGACAAGGTCTTTTTACATATGCAAGTAAAATTTATGGTGTTACTAATAATACTCTTTATAGTACTAATTTAAGTACTGTTTCTACTGTAGGAAGTTTAACAGGGACTACTACTCCTTGTTTTTTTACTAATACAATTAATGATGGTTACTTGTTCTTTCAAAAAGGTGATTATGGTTATACCTATAATGGAACAACACTAGCTAGGGTTAGATCAGATAGCGTAGCATTTGTTACTATTACAACAGGGGGTACTACATATGTTACACCTACTGTTACATTTGGACCAGCTTGGGCAGCTACAACACCATATATTGTAAATCAACAAGTTTCTTATGGCACTAATCTTTATACAGTAACTGTTGCAGGAACTACAGCAAGTAGTCCTCCTACATTTACAAGTGGTTCTCAAGCTGATGGTACAGCTACATTAACATATGCAGGAACTCCTGCTACAGCAACAGCTACACAAACAGGTGGTATTGTTACAGCAATTACTATTACAAATGCAGGAACAGGTTATATTAACCCTCCTACAATAACAATATCAGCGTCACCATCAGGTATTCAAGCTACTGCTACTTGTTTACTTAATGGGTTTCCATCAGGTAGTATTGTACCAGGCACTGCTTATTTTAATACTTATGTCTATGTAATGACAGATGATGGTAAGATTTGGAATAGTGAACCTAATGATCCTACTAAATGGGATGCATTAAACTTTATTACAGCAGAGGCTGAACCTGATAAAGGTGTAGCTTTAGCTAAACACCTTAACTATTTAATAGCTTTTGGTCAATGGTCTACAGAGTTTTTCTATGATGCAGGTAATGCAATAGGATCTCCATTGTTACCTAATCAAACATTCCGTATTGAGTTTGGATGTGCTAATGGTAACTCTGTTGTAGAAATGCAACAAACAGTTGTATGGATAGCTGTAGGACGTAATACTGGTAGATCAGTTCTTATGCTTGATGGTACAAGACCAGTACAAATTTCAGATGTTTCTATTGAAAGAATATTAGATCAATCCTCTTTAGTTAATGTTAGGGCTTACTCATTAAAAATAGCAGGACATTATTTTTATGTTCTTAATTTATTAGATGATAACTTAACACTTGTTTGTGATATTAAATCTAAACAATGGTGCATTTGGACTTCTTATGTAAATAATCAAGAGACTATTTTAAATGGTACATTCTTTACATCATATAATAATGAAGGTTATGCTCTTGACAATTCTAATGGAAAGCTGTATAATATAAGTGAGAATACTTATACTGATGAAACAGGCCCTATTCAATTTAGAGTTAGAACACCATTAATAGATGCTGACTCTACTACACGTAAATTTATAGGT